GGCGGCAGCGGCCAACGCGCAGCCTGATCCGAACGCTGTCTTCGTCCAAGCTGCTGCCGAGAAGGCGATGGCCGAGGCCGAGAAGGCCCGCGCCGATGCTGCCAAAACGGTCGCCGAAACCGAATTGACTCGGGTGAAAACGATGGAGACCATCGAACGCCTGCAACTCGACGCCGATCAACAAGTGATTGATGTTGTGCAGAACCGACAATCTGTGCAACAATGATTTGACGTGGCTTCCGTCCGGCCCATAACGGATGAGATGAGGAACACATGACTGACAAGGCAGACAAGGACGACACCGACCACGAAGACGTAGCGGTTCTGGACGAGCTTGAGGCAATCAACGACGAGAACCCCTCCGTCGAAGATCAGCCGACGAGCGAATCCGAGCAGCAAGAGTCTGACGAGGTTGTTGTCTCCATCGGGGAGGAAGCGCCGCCTCCTGAAGAGAGCACTCCTGCGCCGGAATGGGTGCGCGAGTTGCGCAAGTCTCACCGCGAGGCTCAGAGGAAGATTCGAGAGTACGAGACCAAGCTGCAGGCCATGCAGGGCGCCGAGAACAAGCCGGCACCCCTGAGCGCCAAGCCGAAGCTCGAAGACTTCGACTACGACTCCGAGCGGTACGAGAAGGCACTGGAGCAGTGGTACGACCACAAGCGCCAAGTGTCTGAAGCAGAAGCCAAGGCCCGAGCCGCCGAAGAGGAACAGGCGAAGGCGTGGCAGTCCAAGCTGGATGCCTACGGGAAGGCGAAAGCCGACCTAAAGGTCAAGGACTACGACGATGCCGAAGAAGTTGCGCAGCAAGTCTTCAGCACGGTCCAGCAAGGCGTGATTCTGCAAGGTGCCGAAAACCCCGCGTTGCTGATTTACGCACTCGGCAAGAACCCGAAGAAGGCGAAGGAACTGGCGTCTCTGAGTGACCCGGTGAAATTCGCGTTTGCGGTTGCGAAACTGGAAAAGGAACTGAAAGTGACGCCACGCAAACCCACCCCCGCACCCGAACGAGTCGTCAATGGTGATGGCCCGAAGTCGGGTACGGTAGACTCTCAACTGGAACGGTTGCGCGCCGAGGCCGAGAAGACCGGAAACTATTCCAAGGTCTTCGCGTACAAGCAGCAACTGAAGCGTTCACCCCGATAGGAGCTTTTCATGTCCAACTCTTTCGTCAAGGAAGAACGAGTCGCCTTCGAGAACATGCTCGAAGGCTTCAACGACGCCCTGGTGCTGTCGCGCAACGTGTCCATCTACCGCACCAGCGGCGAGATGATGGAGCGCACGAACAACATCATCTGGCGTCCGCAGCCCTTCATCGCCCAGTCGTTCAGCGGCATGGACCAGACGCTGAACTTCCAGAACATGACCCAACTGTCGGTGCCGGCCACGCTCGGCTTCCAGCGGTCGGTGCCGTGGATCATGGACGCGCTGGAACTGCGTGACGCGATGGACGAGGGTCGCCTGGGCGACGCTGCCAAGCAGAAGCTCGCCAGCGACATCAACCTCGCCATCATGGGCGCTGCTGCCAACCTTGGCTCGGTCGCCGTCTGCGTCACGGGTGCTGCCGGTGACTACGACGACGTGGCGCTGTGCGACACGGCGTTCAACGAGATCGGCGTTCAGAACTTCGACCGCTACCTCGCCCTGTCGAGCCGCGACTACAACGGCATGGCCGGCAACCTCGCCATCGCCACCCGTTCGTTCGGCAACCGCATGTCCGAGGATGCGTACCGCCGTGGCTTCGTCGGCACGGTCGCCGGGTTCGAGACGTACAAGTTCGACTACGCCAACCGCATCCGTGCGGTGACCGGCGCGAACACGACCATCGACACCCGTGCGACGGCCAGCAACTACTACGTGCCCGAGGCGACGACCGTTGCGGTGACTGGCGAAACGTCCAACAAGGACAACCGCTTCCAGACCATCACGGTCACGAGCAACGCCGACCTGCGCGCAGGCGACGTCATCCGCATCGACGGTGTGGAGTCGGTCCATCACATCACGAAGGCTTCGACCGGCGTGCTGAAGACCTTCCGCGTCGTCAGCGTCGGTGGCGGCAACACCGTGGTGATCACCCCGCCGATGATCTCGGCCCAGGGTGGTACGGACGCCGAGAAGCAGTACCAGAACTGCTCGATCACCGCCAATGCCTCGGCCACCGTCACGCGCCTGAACACCGCTGCCGCGCCGATCAACTGCTTCTGGCAGAAGGACGCGCTGGAAATTCTGCCGGGCAGCTACGCTCCCCCGACGAATGCTGGTGCGGCGATCATGCGCGCTTCGACCGACCAGGGCATCGAACTGGTGATGCAGAAGCAGTACGACATCAACACGATGAAGACCAAGTACCGCCTCGACTGCCTGTTCGGCGTGGTGAACAAGCAGCCCGAGATGTCGGGCATCCTGCTGTTCGGTCAGTCCACGGCTCAACCCTGATGACGTAGCGGGCCGGTGACCCCGGCCCGCATCGCAACCGCATCTCAAGGAGTTCACACATGTCCTACCAGACCATCGCGGCGCAAGGCACCGCTGTCGTCACGCTGACCGCTGGCCAGAAGATCGTCGTCCAGACCCAAGGCGAGGCCGAGATTCTGCAGCAAGTTGGCTACCCCAACTACCCGTCGCAGCTGGACCTGCTGAGTGCCCTGACCAATGGCACCTACACCTCGTCCGCCTTCACCAACGGCGCCACCATCGAGATCCGCGCAGGCGCGTTCCCGGTGTTGTACGACGTCGGCACCGATCCTGTCGTCGGTGACAACGGCAACTGGCAACCGCAAGGTGCTCCGGTCGCGCTGGACGCCACCGGCAACCTGACCGCTGCGGCGATGCTCGGCGGTCTGGTGACCTCCGTGACCACTGCTGCCGTGACCGCCACGCCGCCGACCGGCACCGTGCTCGACGCTGCTGCCACCCTGACCGTGAACGAGAGCTTCGACTTCTCGGTCATCAACACGGGTGCGAGCAACGCCTTCACGATCTCGGTCGGTGGTGGTGTCGCCGGCTGCACGCTGGTCGGCAACATGGCCGTCGCGCTGAGCTCGTCGGGCCGGTTCCGCGTGCGCAAGACCGCTGCGGCGACTTACACGATCTACCGCATCGGCTGACGCAGGTCGGTACTGAGCGCGCGGGCGGCGGTCGCGGACTACCGCCCGCGTTTTCACATGAGGAGCGCACTATGCCGTTGAAGAAGGGCTACTCCCAAAAGTCGATCAGCGAGAACATCTCGAAAGAGGTGAAGCGTGGCAAGCCGCAGAAGCAGGCTGTCGCCATCGCGCTGAACACCGCCCGCACCGCTGCCACCAAGGCCGGGATGCCGAGCAAAGCGCCGAGGAAGCGATGAACTACCCCACCTTCGTCTACAAGTCCCCCGGCTCGTTTGGCGGTCTGCTGGGCGGCTCGTATCAGTACCGCAGCGTAGCCGATGCGGCAGAGCACGAGGCCGCGCTGGCGGACGGCTGGCATGCCACCGCTGACGACGCCATCGTGGCGGCTGGGAAAGAAGCGTTTACTCATGGGGTGAACAAGCGCCAACTCGCCCGGGTGCTCAAGAACAAGCCTTGGGAACGTCTGCCGAAGCCAGCGAAGCCTGCTGAAGTGGTTCCTGTGGTCGAACCTGTCGCGCAGGCGCCAGCAGATGACGCCCCGCCGACTCGCGCAGAGATCGAAGAACAGGCTACACTTCTGGGTATCAAGTTCGACGGGCGCACTTCCGACAAGCGCCTGCTCGACCGCATCGCAGAGGCGATGAAAGGGGCCTGATCGTGGGCTACAGCAAGCGCCAGTTCCTGACCGCCGCCTTCACCGAAATCGGGATGGCGTCTTACGTCTTCGACCTTCAACCCGAAGACCTGGAATCGGCACTTCGTCGCCTTGATTCGATGATGGCCGACTGGAACGGCAAGGGTATCCGCCTGGCCTACCCGCTTCCCGGCTCGCCGCAGGATAGCGACCTTGATGCTGAGTCCGAAGTGCCTGACAGCGCCAATGAGGCGATCATCACAAATTTGGCGATTCGCCTTGCGCCGAGCTACGGGAAGCAGGTGTCATCGCTGACCCTTGTCGCGGCAAAGAACGCCTACAACACCCTTCTGTCACGCGCCACGATGCCTTACGAGCAGCAGTTCCCGGGAACGCTGCCTTCTGGTGCTGGCAACAAGCCGTGGCGCGTCTACGACGATCCCTTCGTCCGGCCTCCGGTCGATCCGGTACTGACTGGCCCTGAGGGGCCGTTGGAGTTCAACTGATGCCACAAATCAACCAGTTACCGCTTGTATCGCAGGTTTCATCTGGCGATCAAATACCCGTATATACGCCACAAAACGGTGACGCGCGGCGTATGCCGATCGGTGCGCTACTTGAATTTTTCAAAGAATCGGTTGCGCCATCGAATTTTGAAATTAGCGGATATAGCCCGGTTAACGGGTTCGACATTATTGTGTCGGTTTCCGCTTATCCGCAGTGGTTGATGCTGCAGCCGGCAGGATCGTTAGCCACAGGTAATATCACGCTGCCGCCGAGTTCACAACTCTCAGACGGTGCTGAAATTCTAGTCACCACGACGCAAACCATTACGTCGTTGTCGATGACTCTGAGTGGTGCTTCGCAAATCTTTGGCGTCGTGAATCCTGGAACTTTCTACGCGCAGGACCACTTTCGTTTGAAGTATGTGGCTGCAGTGAATTCCTGGTATCGAATCGGGTGATGATATGACCGCTTTCAATCAATTCCCACAACTTGCCGCCGCAGACGGGTCCAGCAACGTCAATTTTACGCAATCTGGTTCAAATGCTGTAACGCGCAACGTAGAAAGTAAGTTGCGTGAGTCAGTGAGTGCGAAGGATTTCGGGGCAATTGGTGACGGAGTAGCCGACGATACTTTGGCATTGCAGCGTGGTATCGACTTCGTGGCAACAAACGGGGGGATTCTTTACGTGCCGCCCGGCACCTACATCACCAGTGCACGATTGTTCCGAGCTTCGTCGGGCAAACCGTTTGCGCTTCGCGGGGCGGGGAAGAACGCGACGGTCATCAAGCGTGGAACAAACTTCAATGCGAGCGTAATCGAGTTTCGCCTGTCGCACGATGTTACTGTGGGCGATTTGACCGTTGATGGCAACCACGCCATCCACACAAACGGCAACCACGGTCTCGTCATCTACGACTGCGACCGACCACGTGTTGAAAATGTCCACGTGCAGGACTACAAGAACAGTGGCATCCTTGTCTACGGTCCACCAACGACTAGGGGCGGCGGGAGAATCATTAATTGTTCAGTAAATGGTGAGGGGCGTTCACCGGTCGGCATCCTCATCGCTGCAATGTATGACTCCGGAATGATCGGATGCTCTGCCGTTGGTTGCACGACCGAAGGAACCGGCTCGGATGGTTACGGCTTGGAACTGAAAAACGAGTGCGATGGTTGCTTCATTGTCGATAGTTACGCCAAAGATTGCACCGTCGCGGCGGTCTTCGGTCAAGATATTTCGAGCACTGGTGTTAAGAACTCACGTGTTTCCGTAATCTCGAGAGCGTGCAATTTTGCCTTTGTGTGTGGGCGTTCGGAAAACAACCATATTGACGTTGTTGCAGAAATGGCTGGTGCCGCTTCAGGTCAACAGATCATCGACATTCAAACGAACTCCATCGGAAACACAGTTCGAGTCACCGCCAGAGATGTACCTGCGTCTAGACGCGTCGTCCGCATCCGAACTGGTTGCACGGACAACGTAGTTTTTGTGGACTGTGTAAATGCACTACCGAGTAATTCCGTGGTCGCATACTTCGATCCGGGAGCCGAACGCAACACAATCACGCTTGAGCGGTTGGGTGGAACGCCCATGCCTGCTGCCGGATTTAATGCGCTAGTGTTAGACTTTTCAACAAGTAACGACAACACGTTCCGATATGCGCTGTACCCTCGAATTGAAAAACTAACTATTGCGTCTAGTGTAATTACACTAAAAGACCCATCGACTGTCTCGGCAATTGTTGATACCGAGGCTCTAGCTGTGACAGACGACCTCGAAACTATTGATGGTGTGCTTTTCGAGGGGCGAACAATTACTTTGCGGACATTAGCTAACGCCCGAGATGTAGTCGTAAAACACAACACCGGCAATATCCGTCTAAGTAACAATACGGACTTTGCTATGATTAGCGCGTCTGATAATTTGACGCTGCGGTGGAATGCTGATACGTTTGCGTGGTGTGAAGTTAGTCGATTTACTCTCGCCCCTAGTTTTCTTGTAGTTTCCGGTACTGCGGTTGACGCCGTTGTTGGTGTCCAATACATATTGACAAATATTGGTGCAACGACTGTGACGCTACCCGCGAATCGTGTTCCCGGTGATACCGTCGGAATCGTGGTCGCTAATAACCGTTTCGATAATGTGGTGGCGCGCAATGGTAGCCGGATAATGGGTCTTACTGAAGATTTGACTCTGACCAGTCAGTACGTCAGTATCACCCTTAAATTTATTAACGGGGATCTCGGTTGGAGGCTCGTATGAGTTTGCTTTCTCAGTTTATTGGTGGGGTTATCACTCAGTATACCCAATCGGCTACTATCACTAGCAGTCAAACTGTTAGCGTTCCAGCGGGTACGCAACGCATTGAAGCCCTCCTTGTTGGCGGCGGTGGCGGCGGTAGCGGATTCGGTGCCAACGGCGGCGGGGGTGGATTCGGTGGTGCTGCCGTCATGGAAATCCCGATCACCGGCAGCGCATTAGATGTTGTTATCGGAAGTGGTGGCACATCCGGTCAGCGTGGCGGCACGACCACCATCGCGTCGGCCGGCGCGGTTCTCGCCCGGGTGGGCGGCGGTGGTGCTGGCGTCAACACCTCACCCACGAACTGCGGCCGATTCGGCGGCGGCGGTGGCGGCGGCCCCAGCGGCGACGGCGGCGACGGCGGCGCGCCCCCCATGGGGCGCCTGGTTTGGCACCCATACGGGGGCGACTCGCCCTCAAACAACGTCGCAACCAGCCCGGCATCTGGTTCGCCCATCAATGCGTATGTGCCCCCCGGGGCTGGCGCGGGCCGTGGTGCGTACAGATACTTCGACGGATCTTCCGGCAGACCGCCCCAGCCGGCCACCAACGGCACGATGGGCGGAGGCGGCGGAGGCGGCGGCGGCTCTGGCGCCCAGGTGGTGAGCGGCGCCGACGGCGGCGGCGCTGGTACTGGCTCTGCCTCTGCAGGACAAGCTGGCATCGGCGGTGGCGGCGCTGTGGTCGGGACTAACGGAAGCTCCGGCGGCAGCATGGCGTCGGTTTCGATCTGGGGCATCACCGGTAACGTCGGTGGCAACGTCGGTGGCAGCGGCTCAACCATCGGCGGCGGTGGTGGTGGTGGCCTGCTTGGTGCTGGCGCAAACGGGACTTCCGCGAGCGGCGGCACCGGCGGCGCTGGGGGCAATGGCGGCGGTGGCGGCGGTGGCGGCAGTGCCGTCGGCGGCACTGGCGGCAACGGGTTCGTGATCTTCAGGTTTTATTCGTAAGGACAAACTATGAGCAAGAGGTTTGCGGTAGTTGCTAACGGTGTTGTAGACAACATCGTTATCGCTGAAAACGCTTCTGACATTCGCGTTGATGGGCTAGTCATTGACATGGATGGGTTGGAGTCGCAACCGGCAATCGGGTATCTTTACGATGGCGAAAAATTCGCAGCCCCTGCGCAGGTTGAGAAACCGAGCAATCCGACTGTTCGTCGTATCAGCGTCGGCGCGTTCAAGGACCGTCTGGGCATGGACGCCCTGGCCATCGCGGTCAGCAACCATCCCGTGTGCGTGGCGCTTCGCGAAATGCTGTACGACCGAAAGTGGATCGACCTTGATCGCCCCGACGCCGGTCGGTTCCTCGACATGTTGATCGCTGCCGGTGAACCTGCTGCCAACCCGCTGTTCCCTGGCAGCGGGTCGATGACGACCGAGAAGAAGGCGGTTATCCTCGGTGCTCCGGTTGAAGACAACGAACGTCCTTGAACTCGGGCATGTCCAAAACCCCCGCTTGGCAGCGCAAAGAAGGCCAGAACCCCAAGGGCGGCCTCAACGCCAAGGGCCGTGCATCGGCCAAGGCGCAGGGCATGAACCTCAAGCCCCCGGCACCCAATCCGAAGACTGAGAAGGATGCGGCGAGGCGCAAGAGCTTTTGTGCGAGGATGGAAGGCATGAAGGCCAAGAACACCAGCGCCAAGACCGCCAAAGACCCCAACTCGCGCATCAACAAGTCGCTGAGAGCCTGGAACTGCTGACGTGGCAACCATCCCCATCGTCTCTGGCATCTACACCGACAACGGCCCCGACCTCCGGGTGTCGTACCCGGTCAACATGGTGCCGACGCCGATCAACAGCGGTGCCGGGAACTCGTTCCTGCGGCCCGGGGATGGCCTTGTCCAGTCTGTCACCGGCCCTGGTCCTGATCGCGGCGGGATCAACTGGAACGGCGTCCACTACCGGGTAATGGGCAGCAAGCTCGTCAGCATCTCATCGAACAACGTCGTCACGGTGCTCGGGGATGTTGGTGGTGCAGACGACCAACTCGTCGTGATGGACTACAGCTTCGACCTGCTCGGCATCGTGTCGAACAACGCGCTGTGGTACTGGAACGCGACAACCGGCACCCTGACCCGCAACACCGCACTCGGCCGGGTCATTGACGCCTGCTGGATCGAGGGCTACTGGATGGCGACGGATGGGCAGTTCCTGTTCGTCACCGACATCCTTAACCCGCTCGCCACGTTGCCGTTCTCCTACGACGCATCGGAGCGTGACCCGGACCCGATCAATGCGGTGTTGCGCCTGCGCAACGAGGTCTACGCGATCAACCGCAACACCATCGAGGTGTTCGACAACGTGGGTGGCGGCTTCTTCCCGTTCGCCCCTATCGAAGGTGCGCAGATCCAGAAGGGGTGCATCGGCACCCATGCGTCCTGCGTCTTCCTCGAATCCGTTGCCTTCCTCGGCGGTGGGCGCAACGAGGCGCCGAGCATCTACATCGGGGCCAACGCCACCGCCACAAAGATCAGCACGCAGGAGATCGACAACCTGCTGCTGAACTACACCGAGGTGCAACTCGCCCAGGTCAAGCTCGAAGCACGCAACGACCGCAACCATCAACTGCTGTACGTCCATCTGCCCGACCGCACGGTGGTCTACGATGCAGCCTCATCCCAAGCACTTCAGCAGTCTGTCTGGTACACCCTCACCAGCAGCGTCGTGGGGTTCTCTCAGTACCTGGCGAAGAATTTCGTCTGGTGCTTCGACAAGTGGTTTGCGGGCGATCCGCAGTCAAACGCCGTCGGCTACGTCGACCGCGACATCAGCACGCACTGGGGTCAGAAGGTGCGCTGGGAGTTCGGCACGCCCATCGTCTACAACAAGACGAACGGTGCGATCTTCCACGAACTCGAACTGACAGCACTCCCCGGACGAGTCGCCATCGGCGTCGATCCGCAGATCAGCACGTCATACAGTCTCAACGGGCTCTCGTGGTCGCAGCCGAAGTACATCCGCATCGGCAGCACGGGCAACCGTGAGAAGCGCCTGGTTTGGCGTCAGCAGGGCTTCATGCGCAATTGGCGCGTCCAGCGGTTCCAAGGTGATTCCGACTCTCACTTGTCGGCCATGAACCTTGAGATTCGCGTCGAACCTCTGGCGTACTGATGGCTACCGGACGGCTCAGGATCGGTCGAGACCAACTCGCGTCCTTCCTCAAGGACCACGAGGCGATCCGCCAGTTCGAGCGTCTGTTCACGGACGTCGAGCAACTGGAGCCAACCACCCTCGCCGACATCATCCTCACTCTCGCCACCGCCGAGAACAAGGCCGGTGAGGCACTGGATGCGGTGGAGAAGCTGCGCCGGGAGATCGAACTCAGCGTCCCGCGAGTCGAGCAGCCGGTCGATGCGCTCGATGATCCGCGCATCGCGCAACTCGTCACGCAGATTGACGATCTGCGCAAACAGGTCGATGCGCTGCAGTCGGCACCCCCGCCCCGCGAGTTCAAGCGGGCGCGCTACGGCTCGTTCTACGACACCACCACGCAGACGGCAACCGCCATCAACACGGCCAAGGCGATCACGTTCAACACGACCGACCTGAGCAGCGGCGTGCGCATTGGCACGACGACCTCGCAGGTCATTGTGGACACCGAGGGCGTCTACAACTTCCAGACCTCGATCCAGCTCGACAGCACTGTTTCCGTGGCCCACGAGTTCTACCTCTGGTTCAGGCTCAACGGGGTCGATGTGACAAACTCGGCCTCTCAGGTGCGCATCCAAGGCAACAACGCCGAAGTGTTCCTCGCTCTGAACTACTTCTTCAACCTCAAGGCGAATGATTACGTCGAACTCATGTTCTCGGTAACCGACCTCGGCGTGCGACTAGAGGCAACTGCGGCAAGTGCGCCGCATCCTGGCATCCCGAGCGTGATCTTGACCGTGAGCAACAACATTCAAGGAGTCCAGTAATGACCGTCACCGTCAAAGTCCTCGTCGCGCCTCTCCAGATGGCGAACACGCAGACGACTCAGTACACCGCTCCCGCGAGCACCAAGACCATCATCGACAAGGCCACCGTGGTGAACACGGACACCGTGAACCGCACGTTCAGCGTCAACCTCGTCACGAGTGGCGGGTCGCCGGGGAACGCGAACCTGATGATCGACGACCGCGCCGTGGTGCCCGGGGAGACCTACAACTGCCCCGAACTGGTCGGCCAGGTACTCGAACCCGGTGGCATCATCAGCACCATCGCCAGCGCCGCATCGGCGTTGACGCTGCGGGTGTCTGGTCGAGAGATCACTTGAGGCATACAATGACGCCGCCGAGTTCGTGGCTACCGGCGGCCTCTGAGGACGTCATGGTCGACTCGCTACGGTCTCACTTCGCGTCGCTGATGTTGCCGCCTGCTGCGCAGGAGTGGCTGCTCATGCTATGGCAAGCGATCCAGACGTTCGACGACTACGCTGACAACGATGCCGTCAAGCGCGACGATCTGGATGCGACGATCTGGAACACTCTAGTCGCCATGCCGCAGAACCCGTTCTTCGCGCAACATGCGGCGGCGCTGCTCTCGGCCTTGTCGGTTGCGATCCTCAAGTGGCAGGCAAGTGACCGACAAGAGCGTGCCGGTGCTGCTGATGCAAGGTCGTTTGTCTGGCGAGCCGGGTACTACGACGTCGCGCTGCTGACGGTGCAACTTGTCCATGGTCCTGCTGCTGCAACGGCGGTATCAAACAAGGTACTAGGGTTGTATGGGGAGTCGCTGGACGACTATATGAAGGAGTTCGGCAATGCCTGATCCAGTTACCGGCACTCTCGTTGGTTCGCAACTCGTCGGTGGCGCGATGCAGTCGCGGTCCGCGAGCAAGGCCGCAGACGCACAATCGCAAGCCGCTCAAGCGGGCATTGAAGAACAGCGCCGCCAGTTCGACGAGATTCGCAGGCTGCTCGCCCCGTATGTCGAGGTCGGCACGCCTGCGCTCGAAGCGCAGCGGGCGCTGTTGGGCCTCGGTGGCGCAGGCGCGCAACAGCAGGCAATCCGCCAGATCGAGCGCAGCCCGTTCTTCCAAAGCCAGATCGAACAGGGCGAACGAGCCATGCTGCAGCGTGCCGGTGCGACGGGTGGCCTTCGCGGTGGCAACTTGCAGGCAGGGCTTGCCCAGTTCCGCCCCGCGCTGCTTCAGCAAGCCATCGAACAGCAGTACGCCCGCCTCGGGGGCATGACGTCGCTGGGCCAGCAGTCCGCTGTCGGCGTTGGTACGATGGGTCAGGCGATGGGTGGCAACATCTCCAATCTGCTTCAGCAGCAGGGTGCTGCACAGGCTGGCGGCATTC